CAAAAAAGGGTCGCTATATTTTGCCGAATTTAGCCCAGCGTCAACTACAGACCCAATGACGGTAGAGGCATGGCTGCAAGCCAATCCTGCAATCGGTCACACACTGACCGTAGATGTGTTAGCGGCTGAGGCTGAGCAACCTAATCGCAATGCGTTTCTACGGTCGTCAGTAAATTTGTGGACAGCAAGCGCGCACGGCTGGCTACAGCCGGGAGTGTGGGCCAATCTTAAAACAGAGTTGCCGATGCCTAACGGCGGTGTGCTTGCCATAGAGCAATCACAAGACGAGTCAAGATTCTGTGGGGTTCGAGCGGCGCTAAACAACAACGGCAACATACAAATTAAACAAGAATTTGTGGTAGACACCTTGGCTGAGTGTTGGCAGGCCGTAGAGCAGATTTGCAAAGACACAACGACACGCCTAATGATTACGCCAGCATTTGAGATGACTATGCCGACACGGTTTGCGCACAGGTCGTCTATGGTCGGCAATCGCGAGTTGCAACGGTGGACACAGGTTGCCCGATCAGCAATCATTGAGCAGCGCGTCAGACATGACGGGTCAACACTGTTAAGCCAGCACATTGACCGTGCAGTAGCAGTCAAAAATCAGGGCGCGTTAACTTTGTCGTCGCTAAGGTCGCCAGGCCCGATTGAGTTGGCTAGGTGTGTCGTGTTTGCAGTCGCGATGGTTAACAAGCCGGCAACGCTCGGCAAACCGATGATCGTTGTCGCTAACGGCTAATGTATTCTCGGGTGGCTCGTCGCGTCGCGCTTTCTCGGTTCATCGCGGCGAGCACCTATACACCATGCAGGTTAATTCTGGTGGCATACTTGCAGCATGGCTAAAACTCTTATTGAATTTATTTCTGGCAAAAGTTTTAAGGCCGATAATTTGCCGGTGACAAAGGCGGCTGCTGCTGGTAGTTATGGTGGCGCTAATTCTGTTGGCAAGTATTACCAGTATTTTGAGGGCCAGTCGCGTAATAATGCAATTTCGGTGGCGACGGTTAGCCGCAGTCGCGACCTTATGGCATCTGTCATTGGTTGTATGCAGTTGCGTATGTATAACGAGATGTGGAATGGCAACGAAATGGAAAAAGTGTATATTGCGCCGCGTTCGTGGTTGCGTCGCATTTCGCCAAGTGTTACAAATAATTTTTTGCTCAGTTGGCTATTTGATGACTTATTTTTTTATGGAGCGGCGTATTTATTTGTGACAAGCAGGACGGCTGACGGTTATCCTGCGTCGTTTGATCGTCTACCGTTTGCAAATGTGACTCGACAAGATCAACCCGGACCTGTTTTTTTTGGGCCGTCTAACCAACTATATTTTGCTGGCGAAAAACTTGACTCTGCAAATGTTGTGCAATTCTTGTCACCAATACAAGGCATTGTCTACCAGTCAACACAGGCAATAGCGACAGCGCTAAAACTTGAGGCGGCACGATATCGCAATGCGTCGTCATCAATTCCGGCAGGAATATTGCGCCAAACTGGAGGAGAACCCATGAGCGCACAGGAACTCGGAGACATGGCTGCCGCGTTTAACACGGCCCGCGAAACAAACCAGACTGCGGCGCTAAACGAGTTTGTGATGTATCAGGAAACTTTAATGAGTCCAGACAAGATGTTGCTTATTGCCAGTAGCGAATATCAGGCAATGGAAATGGCTCGACTGTGCAACATTCCGCCATACCTTGCTGGCATTTCGGTTGGGTCATATTCTTACCAGTCGAGCAGTGAAGCGCGCGCCGATCTATGGAATTTTGGTGTACGCGCATACGCCGATTGCATAGCGTCAACACTCAGCATGAACAATGTTCTGCCTAATGGGAGTTATGTTGAATTCGATTCTGACGCATACCTCGAAGGCAGTTACACAGAGGAAATGTCAGATATGGCAATGCCGACTGATGTAGTATCGCAATCATGATCAAATTGACCCCCTCACAGATCACGGTAGATGCGGCGCAGGCTGACGGTCAGCCACGCCGATCTATCAGTGGTGTAGCAATCCAATACGATGTTGTTGCCACAGTGAGCGACGGCACACAAGTCAAATTCTTAAAAGGCTCGCTATCGGCTGCAGGTCGCAAACCTAAGTTGTATATGCAACACGACGCAACACAGATTATCGGTCAAGTAACTGAGCGTGTTGACACAGGTGACGCAATGATGTTTGTCGCCACAGTTAGCGCCACTCGACTCGGCGACGAAGCGCTGGTGCTCGCAAGCGACGGCACAATTAGCGAAGTCAGTGTCGGAGTCGCACCCACCAAATTTAAGTTTGACGAAGTCGGTGTCATGCTGATTGAGGCCGCCGACTGGCTTGAATTGTCGCTAGTTAGCCAGCCAGCATTTGCAGGCTCGGTCATAACACAAGTTGCAGCCAGCATCCCACAAACAGAACCCGAAATAGAGTTAAATGAAGTTATACCTACACAGGAGAAAATCATGAACGAAGTAACAGCAGCAGCACCAGTGCCAACACCAGAAGTCATTACACCGACCGCGCCAATATTTGCAGAAGCAAAACGCGAACCGCGTCTAATTTCGCGTTGGGAATACATGGCAGCGTTTCACGAAGGCGGCGCTAACTGGAAAAAAGCGCAACAAAACTTTATTGACTACCGAAACTGGCACAAGTCACCACTCGAAGCAGCAGCAGGCGACGAATTTTTGACATCTGTACCCGGCTTGCTAACACAAGTGGAGCTTGGACCTGTTTTTCAGGACATCAACTTCATGCGTCCTGTTGTCGCTGCACTCGGTGCACGCGCAATGCCATCAACACCATCGGCAACATTTAACCGACCAACAATTACGACACACACTTCTGCTGCAGCGCAGACTGAAGGTGCTGCTTTGTCGGCAACAACAATGGTCGTTGCAAACAACACAGTTACGAAAAAAACTTTTGGCGCGCAACAGAACATCAGTTATCAGACAATTTCGTTTACTGACCCTGCAGCGCTACAAATTGTTATCAATGACATGCTCGGCGAATACATGGTTGCAACCGACAACGAAGCAGCAGACAACTTGTTGACTGCAGCAACATCGGCTGGCGAATGGGATTTGACAGCAGCAGACTTGTTCAAGAGCATTTACGATGCAGCAGCAGTAACACTTGCTGCAACAAACATGCTGCCAACTCACATGTTTGTCGATCCTGCGACATGGGTTTTGATTATGAAATTGGCGGACACAACTGGCAGACCGTTATTTGCTAACTACGGTGGACCTGGCTTGCAAGGTGTCAACGCAATCGGCGTAGGCAACACACAACTCGGACCAAACCTAGACAACAACTACGGGCCACTAGGTCTAAAACTTGTTGTTGACAATAACTTTGCAACAAAGACAATGGTCATTATGAAAGACATTGGCTTTGAGGTGTATGAGGCGCAACAGGGAATCCTTAGTATTGATGCACCGTCAACTTTGACCAGAAATATAAGCACATACGGTTATTTCTGCACATTTAAAGCCAACGGAAGCATGATTCAAAAGATCACACAGGCCTAGTCGAGAGGCGGCTTAACCGCCAATGACTACCTACAACACAGCCAGCAAACAATTACTGAGCAACTATGCGTGCATAAGCACGCTAGAGCCAACAGAAATCGTTGTCGGTCAATCAATCACAGTCGCTGCATTAGGTGCACCATTTAACGGCACAGTTACTGTGCTCGAAATGCCAGCATTTTTGCTCACCGGCGTTGACTCGACTACCGGCGAATTTCAATATGACATCACACAGGCAATACCTAATCAAATTTTGTTTGCGTGCACTGGCAGCAATGTTGAGTTTGTCAAAATCTTTACAGGCACAGTCGCATACACACAGACCTGCACTTGGGTTACCGCTGCAGAAATTTTGACATATTTGGGTATTGCTACAGCAACGGCAGATGACACAACATTTGTGACACAGTGTGCAAGCGCTGCAAACATATTTTGTTACCGTCGCCGTCAGGAGTGCGGATACTTTGACGCATTGACACCAGCGCCGTCTGGCGATGTCAAACTGGCAACGATCATGTACGGTGCAGCGCTGTATCGTCAGCGCGGTGGCATAAGCGATTTTGCGTCATTTGACGGCATGCAGCAAGGCTCGACAAACGGACTGTCACCTATTTGTAAACAGTTGCTAGGTATTGACCGACCACAGGTCGCCTAATGGCTGCACAGGCTTACACCGATCTATTTAACACCGCAATCAATAACCTTGCCACAACGCTTAACGCGGTCACAGGCTTGGTTTGCATAACTGACTCACGCAATGTGCAAGCCCCGTGCGTGCTCCTAGATGCAATGTCGTTTACGGCGTTTAACGCCAACATTGTTGACATATCAATCCCGGTCACAGTGATTAGTCTCGGGCCGAGCAACGCAGACGCATACCGTAACGCGCTCAATGTTGCAGCCAAAGTGCTGGCCGCCAATGTTGCGGTCACTGACGGCAGACCTACGACGCTGACTATTGGCGGTGTCGAGTACCCTGCGTTGTCGTTAAATATACAAATGAAAGCGAGCACGACCTAATGGATTACGAGGTAACTAGCAACCGTCTCAACGGACACAACCGGGGCGACATTATTAAGCAAGCCGATCTTGGCGACCTAACAACCGATCTGTTGTTTTTAGTTGAAGCTGGTCACCTATCACCAATAAAGCCTAAAAAATCTGCTAAACCTATAGACATAGACCCACAGGAGTAACACGACATGGCGACAACAGTTTATTTGAGCAACCCGACAATCACGATTAACAGCGTTGATTTGCAAGACCAGTGCACCAGCGCTGTCGTGACATACGCATTTGACCAGTTAGAGACAACTGCGTTTGGTGACACGGCACGCAAGTTTGGTGCGTCAACAGTTACATCGTTGCAAAACAACACGATTGAGGT